CAGGTACTACGATACCGTTACGTATAATTGTATTTGACGACCCACCGTCATCACTAAATTCAGCTAAAATAATATCATCTAAAACTTCACATAAATCATATCCAACAAATACACTATTAAAAGTATTTTTTGAATGTGAACTTAAATCAATTAGACTCTTTTGAGTTGGTAGTTTATTAACATCAGCTTTCCCCATAATTAGACTTACTAAAAACTCTTAGAAATCAAGTCTTTTCCTTTGCTGGTTTTTTGATATAGTTAATTCTTTGTCTTTTATATCGCGGCAATACATTGACAAGAAACTTATATTGCTCTGGAGCACTCAAAACATGTCCAACCTTATTTAAGGTTTCATTAATAATTTTTGCTGCATCCGTATCAAGCATTGATAACCACCTATTAACTAAATAGGGTTGGTAATCTTTATCGTCCTCAGCTTGAGTAGAAAGAGCCGGTTTCTTACTAAATGCAATACCGTCAATTATATCAAAAATGCTCAATGAGATATAATCTTTGTTGATGCAATAAAGATGTTGTCGTTAATACTATAGAAGGTATTAATAACCTCGGACATAAAGTTTTTTGCATCGATATCAGATAATTCTGTACTATATGCAAATGCAGGTGCTTGTTTACCAGCTTTAATATTAATACCGGTATGGCCTAAGGCGGCGGCGTCTTTTACATGTACAATACTAACGCTACACTTACCTTTTTGTTGTGTTACACCACCGTGTGTAAACTCCTTTGTAACCATCAGATCGTCACCATCTACTTCAATAGGAGCTTTAATGTAGTTATGAAGAATGTGCGCAATAGTTGTATTGAACATTCTTTGATAGCATATTGCGCCAAAACTCTCAGTAATAAGGGGTATTTCGTAAAGAAAATGAATCATATCTTCACTGTAGATAAAATCTTTATTAAGAGAGTCTTCTTGATCAATTAAACCCTCTGTCTCGACTTTAGCCGGGGCCCGGAAAGCTATAATATTACCAATAGGTAAACACTTTTCCCTAAAAAAACGATATGCAAAACGTTTATGCAACAAAACACCATCATATACACTAATATTATCTAAGATCATGAGCTTATTATAACTACTAGTAGTGAGGATTCCACCATATGCTTAACCCAAAACCAAGAAAAGCCATTCTAAACTCTCTACCAAAATCATACTTACAGTAATAAACACCGGTGTCTAGATTTGAAATAAAAAACCCACATTCAAGCATTTCTTCTTTTTTGTTAATCTTACATATTAAGATTTTTGGCAACAAAATCCGTGCTAGAAAATTTTCCTGCCAGCGTAATCTCAGCTTTATCCGCTTAATAAAGGATCCTCTCTTATAACCCACAATACATTTTAATCAAATTCTTTAAAAAATCAACTGTATTATTTTTATTGAAACTTAATTTTTTCTTATAAATAAACTGTATATATGGCAGAATTCGACAATGCAAGTTCGGGTAGAGAGGGCACGTTTGGCAAGTCTTTAATGAATTTTATTAATTCTAAGCTGCCTTATCAAAGCTACTCTGTTGTAGATTCGCTCAATAAATTAAATCCGAAATATAAAGTCTTCCAAGATACTGGTAGTAAGCGTACAGAAGCACTAGCTAGACAAAGTATTAGTTCTAATACTGATTTCAATAGTATTGATCCTGCAGGCATTGTAGGTCTTGATAACAACTTTACCCAGTACATGTATGCAAATATACAACATGATAAGATTAGCCGACTTCGTGATTATAGAGTAATGGCTGCATTTTCTGAAGTTGCTGATGCTCTTGATGAAATTTGTGATGAAGTAGTTAATCGAGATAGAAACGGTAAAATTGCATATTTTAAAACACTTGATGTTGAGCTTGATGAAGAAAATACTGAAACCCTAGAAAAAGAATTTCAAAAATATATCGGACATTTTGATTTACAAAATAAAGGATGGGAATATTTTCGTAGCTTACTTGTTGACGGTGAGCTCTACTTTGAACATGTAATTCACAAGCAATATGAAGAAGAGGGTATTCTCGGAACAATGCTTATTCCAACTGAGTTTATTGATCCAATTTTCGGTAATGTACAAAACCTAGTTGTTAAGGGGTATCTATTAAGAAAACCAGTATTCGATAAGAACAACCCCACGAAGATACTGGACTATGAACTAATACCGATGGATAAAAACCAGGTCACATATATTAATTCTGGTATATGGAATGAGAACAGGACAATAAGATTACCATTTATAGAAAATGCCCGCCGTGCCTATAGGCAGCTAAGTCTGATCGAAGACGCAATTGTTATATATAGATTAGCACGTGCACCCGAGCGTCTTGTATTCAACGTAGATGTAGGTAATATGCCACCACCTAAAGCAGAGGCATATTTAAAGAAATTAATGAACCAGTATTGGTCTTCAAAAACCTATGACGTCTCTCAAGGTGGTGGTGCTGTTAAGAAATTTAATCCCCAATCTATTCTAGATAATTTCTGGTTTGCTAAGCGTGCTGGTAGCGAGGGAACTAAAATAGATCGGCTTGCAGGAGGCGAAAATCTCGGAAAATTAGAAGATTTAGAATACTTCTTAAAAAAGCTATATAAGAGTCTTAAGGTACCTATAACACGTCTTAATGTTGAAGACTCCTACAAGGATGATATGAATATTCTTCGCGAAGAATTAAAATTTGCGAAATTTATTGTGCGTATGCAGCAGCAGTTTGCAGAAGGATTAAAGAACGGGTTTATTACACATTTAAAATTACGCAATATTTGGGAAAGGCTTGACTTAAAAGAAAATAATATTGATATTGAATTTAATGTACCAGTTAACTTCTTTGAAATGAGAGAAGCACAAAAGCAAGAGCTCAAGACAACATCATTTAATAACATCACACAATCTGATGCCGTAAGTAAGACATATGCATTAAAGAAGTATATGGGCTGGAGTGATATTGAAGTATTAGCGAATAGAGAATTTATGCGCAAGGATATAGGATTTTTATGGGAATTAGAACAAATCAAAGCAGGAGGACCTAACTGGAGAGAGAATTTACAGGCCGGTGCGGCACCGGCTCAAGGCGGCGAGGTCACCGCTGGCGGTGCAGGCGGCGGTTCAGCGGTACCACCGTCATTTGGTCCTCCTCCTGCAGGCGGAGCCCCTGCGGGTGAAGCACCGACAGGTGAAGCCCCGGTTGGTGAAGCACCAGCTGCTCCTACGCCAGCAGCACCAGCACCTACTGCTTAATAAGTAATTTATAACACGAACGTAGTTTTACTTTTTCGTATCTTCTAGCATCTATTTCATCCGGGTCATTCCAATAAGTAGAGTTTATTAACTGTGCATCTCTATATGTGTATGTTAGCTTAAAAGGTTTCTTTATAATTCTATATTGTATAAAATGTCTTAATTCGTGTAATAAATTTCTAAGCATTCTTGCAAGCTTGATACATCTCGGTGCACTTGCTTTGGACTGTACTGCAACGTATAGTGTATTTGTATAATAATCGAAGAAGCTATGTATTGCTTTAGGCATTATATGTATACGCAATTTTATTAAAGGCAGTTTACCCTCCTGTCTGCAAAGCTTAAATAACGTATATAATAGTAATGCAGAATTAATTTTGTATTTAGTTAACCATTTTATACTTTGCTTTGTATATAGTATTCTCATTTTAACCAAACAGTTGTCGGATCAAATGCTGTAGTATTGAGAAAATCCCAAACCTCATATTCTGGCTTGACCTCTTGGTTAGCAGCTTTTATAAGATTATTTAGTAGGCTCTGTAGGTCTTGAATATGCCAAACATCATCAAGTAATTTTCTACCTGAGGTTCTAGTTTTATGTGCTACGTGATCCGCATAGGAATAAGCAAAACCAGCAAACGGTGGAATCATACAACCCAGGCCAACAAGATTACCTAAAATTCTAGAGCATACTTCTTTCCCCCCAACAGAGTGCATGGTTACAATTGCACTTGCAGGCTTACCAACCAAATATTTAGAACCTTCGAGTGAAGTCATTTTTTCGAATAATTGCTGCATTGGTGATCCCCAACTATCCCAATAAGTACCGGTTGCTAAAACAAGACCATCGGCATTTTTAATATAGCGCTTAACTGTATGCCAGCAAAATGTTGGATATAGATGTATTATTCTAACTTTAACATTATCATGATGTTTTAAGATCATTTTTTTGATCTTCTTTAGAAGCATAGAAGTGTTACCAGTCCGTCCCCCTAAAGCCCCGTTAACTATAAGTATATTCCTCACAATTTCAATATAGATGAAGATAGCGATAAAATCAATATAATTTTTTAAAAAACACGACTAAAAAAAAGATGTTGAAAAGATCATATTTGTTATTAATATAGTGTTATGGAAACATTCACCGCGGTTATAAAGAGCCATGGAAATCCGGAAAAAAATAGAGCCCGGTCTGTAAAGATTGTTGCTGAAGATACCTGGCTAGCTCATAAACATGCTTGCGATCACTATAATGAACTTAAAGAGTTTATTTTTGCAATAAAAGATAGCCGTAATAATGAGGTTTATAATATTGAAAAAGGCTTTCTTTCTGAATAAATAAAATAAAATGACAGTATTTTTAAATGAATAATTTATCTCTTGTAGTAACCGATCAGACCGACACCGGTTGCTACCACGTTAAGTTGCTGATTAATGAAAAAGACTCCGGTATTTTATATATTGAACCTTCTCAATTCGATTTTGTTGTAAGATCTTTTTGGAGAGCTTGCACATCTGAGGGCATACCCTTTAATATTGAAAATCCTTTTGACGAAACTGAACTAGATGATGCAGAAGAGTTTGACAAAGAATAAATATATGTGTGAAGAACACACAGTCAGCCGGCAAGTTCTTCTGCGAAGAATTTAGCACGCACGTATACGAAGACGTGAAACGTCATAGTATATTGATAAATATTGATCACGAGTGGTATGCCGCCTTAATAAAAGGAATGGAAAAAAGAAGATATAAACTAGTACATGTAACTGAAATGCCAAAAACGATTACTTGTGTATTTCAGAAGCCGTAGCATTGATAAAACACAATTGCAATTTAATATATACTATGCTTTTTGAACATATTCAAAAATGGATCGACTATCTTTCTTGTCCGCAAGATCTGCTAAAAGGATTAGCTATTTGTCCGTTTGCAAAAAAAGCAAAATTTCAGATAATAAAAACAACGAGTACTGAAATTAAGCCTCCTACAGGTGAATTTGAAATTATAATTTATTGTGTTGAAGATAATATAGCTTTTGATGATTTGTTTAATACTTGTAAGAGATTAAATAAAAAATATACTGATTTGATATTCTTACCAGATCATAAAGATAGAAAGACATTTATTAAAACACTTGCTACAGGAAACGGGAAGTTTAATTTGGTATTATGTCAGCGTCGTGATCAATTAGAACAAGCACGCGAAATGCTTAAAAAAACTGACTATTATAAGTTTTGGTCACCAGAGTACTTAAAAGAAATTATGGAGATGTAATGAGTATCTGGACTGAATGGGATCCTTTAGAAGAGGTAGTTGTTGGTGACTGTCACTCTAAAAGCTTAGATATATGGAATCTACCGTCAAATTGCAGAGAATTGCTAGATAAAATATTATCTGAAACAAAGGAAGATCTCGATAATATATCAAGTTACTTAGAAAAGCTTGGGGTTAAAGTATATAGACCAACAGTTCTATCAATACCTCTTAATATAGACCAGGGCCCGTTTCATGTAACTAATGCAATATCTCCTATTGTACCGAGAGATCAGTACTTGGTGTATGATAAGACTATAATTCAAACATATACAAGTATGCCGAGCAGATATCTAGATTCGTTGGGGTATTATGATATTTTTTTAAAAAAATTTTTAAAAGGGTATAATTGGATAAGTCAGCCGCCCCCTGTTTTAAAAGGGCTTGATCAACACTGGCAGTATGATGGTAAGCAAATCTACGGAAAAAACTACAAATACAAGCTATTATGGCATACCGCAACAATGTTCAAATGCGGTGATTCGATTATTGTTAATAATAAGGGACCGGGGTCACAATTAGGTTTGAAATGGGTTGAAAAAAACCTACCCACAAAGTACATTTATAATGCCGATACTAGTGATGGAAATTGGGGACATATTGATCAAGGTTTTTTTATGGTTGACGATGATACCGTTTGTTGTGCAAAAGTTGAATGGGTACCGACTGTATTACGTAATAAAAAAATTATAGAGCTTAAAGATTGTTATACCCCTTTTGATTTTACAAACATGGTAAATCAACGCCAATCTACCTGCGCATGGCCATACAGTATTTCACACGAATGGCTTGACAACTGGCTATCGGAATGGAAGGGGTTTGCCCAGGATGTCGCGGCAGAGTTTAATGTTTTAGTTGTAGACCCAAAGAATGTTATTTTTTCAGCAAATTTACCTAAGATCTTCGAAGAATTAGCTAAACACGGTATTAATTGTCATTTTTGTCGCTTTAGACATGCAGCTTTTTGGGAAGCTGGTGTACATTGCTTAACTTTAGATATCAAAAGACGCGGCGAAAAAAGAAATATACTTAAAATAGATTGAGACGGTTGCTTAATTCCTGCCAATAGGTATCATCAGCAATCTGCGGTACAACTATCGTCATAGAATTATTATTTTTTCTCATTGCAAAGATACCAGCTTTAAGCATCGCTTCTGGAGTTACCTCTTTTTTAAGAAAAACCTCTCTAATAAGACCTATTCCTCTATGATGTAGAATATTTTTATTTGAGGATAAAACTGAAATGAGCCTTTCTCCTAATTGTTCAAATCTAGTTTCATCGGTCATATCTAAGCATTCATTTATTAGATGAAGTGCGGGTATATAAGGGTGAAAAGTATGACCATGCCACCAGCTATCCTTCTGTAAAACGGGAAAAATACTTTTACCAGCGAACGCACAGCTGGCAGGCGCATAACCACCGGTAAGAGCTTTACCCGCAGCCACAATATCTGCCTCAAAACCTAATTTTTGATGTGACAGATATGGTGCAACCTTACCAAACCCACACGCAACATCATCTATAATCAGCAGTATATTTTTTTTCTGTAAAAGTTTCATTTTTTCCCACCATGAGCTACTCCAGGGTCTGTGACCGTTAAACCAAGGCATACTCTCAAGTATTACCCCGCCTATCTGTGAATCTTTGTTTATACAAAATTCTAAATTATTCCAGACTATCTCTTCAACTTTCGATTGTTCATGCATCTCAGTCCATGCAGGAACTGTAATATTAATAAAATTATTATGCTTTCTCTCACCGTTCAAAACCCTGGCTATATATGTACAGCCGTGATAACTAGGAGCAAAACTAACAATCTTATCTTTTCTATAAGTCAAATTTTGATATTGAATAGCAATTTGTATTGCTGCCTCAACAGCATCTGATCCAGATACTGCCCATAATAATGCCTTCATACCAGTTTTTTCTAAAAGTTTTTTATTAACTTTTTCTAAAGTTGAACAGGATTGACCTTCATGCAAAAAAGAAACATCGTTTACAGTAGCATTATTTAGAACATCTAATAATCTCTTATTCTTATATCCCCAAATACACGAACTATAACCAAGGGCAAGATCTAAAAGCTTTTGATCGTTTGATTCAATCCAGTAACCGTAAGTCTTATCAATTTTTGTTTTAGCTGGTTGTGTTAATTGCATATTATGGTCTCTAGAGCTAATGTTGATATAAATCTGTCTGCTGTTTTGTATTTTAAAACTAAATTCACCGCCTCAACAACACTCTTGATGGTAAGCTTTATTTTACTATTATCCTCATACCCATTTGTTTTAGAAAAATTTGTTGCAACACTTGTTGGCATTATTATTATACTCTTACACTTACTATTACTATTATTAATAGTTTGAGATACTATATTTAACCTAAATTTATTTTTTATATACATATTATATTTGATATCCCTAATTTTGTCAAAAACATTCGCATATAATTTTTCTTGCTCATCAAATATAAAATTTGCACCAATACTACTTATATTAATAATTATATATGGATTGTAAAAATGAAGTTCGTGCCATTTCTTTAAAAGTTCAACTTGGCCACCGCCAGAATAAGCGTTATTGACAAAAACTTCACAATCCATAGATTCATTAAGAATTTTATCTATATCTGTTACAATATTATAACCTGTAGTCAAATCAAACCCTGTACATACATATTTTTTACTCAGTTCGTCAATTATGCCTTTACCAATACCGCTACAATGACCAGTTATAGCAGCTTTTTTCATCATTATATTATGCAAAATTACTTTATATTCAAGTTTATTGAAAAATATAAAATCTATTATACAATAAAGAATGGCAATTTCGACTGCGCCAATTTTTAATGCTGAAAAACACACCTATACCGATCCAGCAGAAAACTTTCAGTATTGCAGCGTAACGCGGTGGGTAGAAAAATTTAAATACCCTTTTAATGAGCAAGATACTGCAAAAAGAATTGCAAAAAGAGAAGGTATACCGGTAGAAGTTGTTTTAGAGACATGGGCTAAAAAGCGTAATGATAGTGCCGATTTCGGTACAAAGCTTCACAAAGCTCTAGAAGTTTTTTGCAGTACCGAAAAGATTTTATATCCTGAATTTAAGGAAATTCTTCAAAGTTTTAGAACACTCAACGTTTTGTTAGATAAAAAAACATGCATGTTTGAAAAATTAGTTTACGATAGAAAATTAAAAATTGCAGGCACCTCAGATGTAATTATACCTAATAAAGATAAAAAAACTTTTAATGTTTATGACTTTAAGAGTAATAAAAAATTTAGATACACATCACCTTTTGGATATAATATGATTGATCCTCTCACAGCGTACCCGTGCGCAGAATTCTTTACATATTCTTTGCAGTTAAGCATGTACGCATACTTATATAGGTTGATGACAGGGCTCGAACCATTAAGATTGAAAATATTTTGGTATGAAAGATTTCTACCTGAAGACTACACAAAAACTGAAGGTAGGTGGCATATTATTAATATACCTTTTCTCGAAGAAGAGATAATTAAATGTTTGAATTATGAAAAATAGAATTTCCTGGGAAAAATATGCATTAAGTTTAGCTAAGACAGCTTCTATACGTAGCGAAGACCCTCATATAAAGGTCGGCGCTTGCGCGCTTGGATATAATAATAGAGTCCTCGGGGTCGCATATAACGGGCTAGTTACCGGTAAAACTGTTAATGAAATTTTTTGGAAAAACCGCGATAATAGAAGAAAGTATATTGTTCATGCAGAACAAAATCTATTAAGCTTATTTAGACGAGGTGAGGCAAGACTGCTTGCATGTACGCTTTTACCTTGTTCTGAATGCGCCAAACTTATATGTAGCTGGGAAATACCTTTGGTCTGCTATTTGGATGATTATCAAAGGGATTTAGGGGCAATATCTATATTTAAATTTTATAAAACCACATTAAAAAAGATAACTTTACCGTAGAAATTAGTATGCTCTGTATAAATATGGTATATGGCCGTAGCAACTATTTCAGTTAATTTTGCAACCGCAGCGCAGATTTATACAGGTACAAGCTCTATAGTTAGCTTAAATCCCTTTCAATTAAAATCTGCCTTACAATCAGGTACATCGATGTATAATCTCGAAATACGGGGTGCTAAGTTTAATGATAATGTAACTATAGCTTCTGGCTATCTGCAAGTAACAGACCTTACTAAAACTAATTTTTTCGCTGGCACTTTAGAAGTACAAAATACCACCGAGGCAGATTCTGCCGGCACAGCTTTTTCCTTTAAAGTCGGCGGTGGGGTATATATTGCTAAGAAGAGCTTTCTTGTCGGTGCGGTAACTGCTAGCGCGGGTCTTACTGTCAATGGTTCGCCTCTTACTGTAAATCAAACCGCCAATATTTCCGGTATAACATCAATTACAAGCAATCAGGCGTCAATAAACTACACTAGCGGTGCCTTGGTTGTATCTGGTGGTGTTGGTATTGCAGGTAAGCTCTACGTGAACGACTCTATGTACCTTAAAGGTATTTCTTGCGATGGTTTGCTTGACCTGACAAATACTACAAATACACTAACAATGTTAAATGTAGCGGCAACTACTGACTCGACAGCAAAAACTAACGGCGCAGTAACAATTGCAGGCGGTGTCGGTATAGTGAAAAGTTTATATGTTGGTGGCGACGTCACAGCGTATGCCAGTTCGGATAGAACCCTAAAGAATAATATTGTTAACATTACAAATCCGCTAGCTAAATTAAACGCAATTAATGGTGTCACGTTTGAATGGAACGAGCGTTCAGAAAAAACAGGAGCCGATGTCGGTCTTATTGCGCAGGAAGTTGAACAAGTTTTGCCAGAAATCGTAACAACAAGAGAGAATGGTATTAAAGCTATTCGCTATGAAAAAGTTGTACCATTATTAGTCGAAGCAATAAAAGAATTGCAGAAAAAAGTAGAACAACTAGAGAATAAAGGTAGCTAAAAATGCCTACAGGTGGTGAAATTTTCACGCTAGATCAATTAGCAGCCGCTACCGGTTCAAACCTTCAGCCACTGGCTGGACCTGACTCGTTACAATCAAGCGCAGGAGTCGGTTCAACAGTTATTGATTTTGAAGATTTTTCAATTGCTAGCGTAGATGGTCCTACAGCAAATGCTACATCTTACGCTTTTGGCGCAACAGTTACAATCACCAGTGGATTTTCAAACGCTGGGCCGAGGTTTTTATCGAGAATAGCTAGCCGACCAGCAAATTTTACCTGGACACCCAGTACAAACCTGCAAGTAGGTACTAATAGCGGCTATATACATACATTTCAAAATGTGTTTAACCCCGGTAGTACCAGTTGTAGTTCGTCAACTACATCATTTGTAACAGTAAAGTTCTACGATCAGAATTATAACAACCATGCAGTTGGTTATAATACAAACCAATCAACTACAGCATTTACATTGTATTCGCCGCCTAAACCTTCTGTAACCTCACAAAACGGTACAAAACCTCCCACCTGCCCGGCGGGACCAATTTGTCTCGGTAATAATAGTAGTTGCTACGGTGCAAGTATTGTTCTTAATGGTCTTGCCGGTAATTATGCCGGTGTCCAAGGTACAAGTCTAAACTATTATATTAATAATGCATATGTCGGTAACCGTGTAGGAAATTCCACCCAGTTCACTACTGGCTTAGTTTATTGTACCAATACATCATATACAGCATATGTTGTAAATGATAATGGCTGTCAAAGCGATTCAATTGCTTTTACTTCAGTAAAATACATATAATTGAATTTTTGTAGATCTAAAATATAATATATTTGTGGATAGTCAACTTGACGAAGTATATAAGGTCTACAAGAGCCTGTGCAACGAGGCGTATAAAGCGTTTTCAAAAGAAAAATTTGTGAAGATACTTTTGGACGAGTTAGCCAGTAACTCAGTACCTACAGACCTACCAATAAACGAGGCAATAAATTTAGCATCTTCAATGCATTCGATGACTTTGAAGCAAATTGCACATCATATATTTGAAATTTCGAAAGAAAAAATATACACCGAAGATAAAAGCTTTTTAGATGGATTTAACTTTGATAACTCGTATAAAAGCTGCCTTGCGCCTTATTCAACGCTAAATTTTGATACAACCGGTGTAATTAGATTTTGTTGCTATAATAATAAGTTTATTCTAGGCATATACCCATCCGTATCAATTGAAGAAGCATGGAATAATCCAGCAAGAAAAGAATTTATTAAAAGTCTTGAAGCACACAATTTTAATCAAGGATGCGAGAGGTGTGAATATCTCATAGCGACTAAAAACATCGCCGGCGCGCTATATACAAAATTTAACATGTTTGAACCGCATATTAATAATATTAATAATCTTAAGGATCTTCCATTAAATTTTGAATTTGAGTTTGGAACTATTTGTAATTATGAATGCATTATGTGCGGAGGCAAATGGTCATCATCTATTCGAAAAAATAGAGAAAAACTACCACCAATAAAATCGCCCTATAATGAAAAATTTATTGAGCAATTAAAATATTTTATACCTCATTTGCGTACAGTAACTTTTTTAGGCGGGGAACCATTTTTAAATCCATTATACTATAAAATATGGGATTTGCTTTTAGAATTAAATAGAGATGTCGTGCTACACATTACGACTAACGGCTCAATATTAAATGAGAGAATAAAAAAATATCTTAATGATTTTTCAAATGCAAAAATTATTATATCTATGGATTCGTTAGAGAAAAATACTTATGAATTAATTAGAAAAAATGGAAATTTTGATAACGTAATGAAAAATATAAATGAATTACTAAGAATTAAAAAACTTAGCTCAATTGCATTTTGCCCGATGATACAGAACGTTTATGAACTTCCAAATATAGTAAACTTCTGCGAGAATAATAAACTTGGATTATACATTAATACTGTAATGGAGCCGCTCGGAGGTAGATTAAGGGGTATTCATGAAAATGAAAAAGATAAAACACAGGTTTGGATAGGTGCTGAAAACAAAACTATTGAACATGTAGCGCCAGCTGATGATGGTAATATTATACCAGAATTTTGTCTAAATACTTTGTCGGCTGACGAAATTAAAAAAATAATAGAATATCTCTCTAGATATAATTACAAATTAAAAGCATACAATGATTTTATTGCATATTTAAATAGCTTATTATAAATAAATTATGCCTACTAATGTTCCAAATTTAAAACTTGTGAAATTATATTTTTGTAATAACACAACTGATATAGTATCCATAGAAAACGGTACCGCTACGAGTCTTTTAAACACTAGCAAGTATAATTTACACGACTCTGATATAGCTGGCATTGATGTGCTAAACAATAAACACGAATTACGTTATAGACGTAAACATAATGATGTACCGGGCGATGTAAAAGAATATGAGTTTTTAGTAGCTAATGCACTCGGTATAGGTATTACTACTCTACGTGATTTACAAAACACAGAAATCATATTAGAAAAATATAAGAAATTTTTAATTAAAATTTTAAAAAATCTAATTCATCCTACAGAGGATGAATATACAAAAATTAATTCACTGTCCGATTTAAGTTTAGCTGTTCAATATTTACCAAGAACTAGATTTGACTATGATGAGTACCACGATTCTAAAAGATTTATATATCTGCACACAGTCCGTGTTAATCTATATTGTATGTTTTTTTCAAGCTTTGCTCCTTTTGGTGAATTATACGATAAAAACATCGAATGGTTTAACCTAAGTAAAGAATTTATAGGTATTGAGAATTTTAAGTTTATTGATGTTGTTACGCCAAATGAGGATGTTATGTTAAAGCTACGACCGAAATGGCTATCATTAATTAATGATACATATCAACGAGCTACATTTTTAATTAAAACTGAGGAAGAAGAGGCTATTAAATTTGAAGACGAGGATACTAAGCTTGAAATACAGGTTATTTATAGTACATTAAATGAAGCCTTACAAGTTGCAGAGCAACAGCTACAGGCGTGCAAAACACCTAGGGAATTGTTTTTATATTGGCCTGAAATTCTAGAACCCGGTCCTATATTTATGTATGTGCCGTAAATGACGTCACATTATGTTTACTCTTGGTAATGATCTAGTAATACAAAACTTTCACAACAAGGAATATGCAATTGTTGCAACTACTACGTATGAATTTGTAGAAATGGCAATAAATTGGTATAAATCGCTTTTACGTATACAATTGGCTCATCTTGCACTTATTATTAGTTATGACATAGAGTCGTACGATAGATTAAATAATATTGGTATACCAAGTGCTTTTCTGGACGTAGGGCATTTTTCTAGAAAAACTGACGGTGAATGGTATGAAATGGAGAAACGAACCCATCATATCGGTATAATGACCATTTTGTCAAATTTTAAAATAAATATTATTAGATCTGAAACTGATATATTTTTTTTTAAGAATTTTTTAAATAAGATTATAAACGAGGACTCGCCTGATTATGATATGATAGTTAGCTCTGATAGGAGATATGACAAATACAATCACAAGAGAAAAAAAGGTCATATTATTTCAGTTGAACACGGTAAAAATATAGTAAAAGACTGGGGATTGTCTGATCAAGCAAAATACGGTGAAATAAATGGATCTTTATGTTACTTACCTCATCGTACACGTGGAAGAGTAATTAAATTTCATAATGAGCTTGCCGATCCTACTTTTCTCGAGCAATTTCCCGTGGCTCAATACGCGGGCAGCGCACAGAGAATATGGAACCAGGCAGTAAAAGAAAAAGGTCTTAGAGTTAAGGTTTTAAGTGTTTTTGACTTTGCCAACGGTAGTTTGTGGAATGTGCCTTATCTTAAAAAAATCGTTGAAGAAAAAGGATATAGCGTGCATTATAACTTTCATTCAAAGGCAGCTCCGCTAGAACGATTTAATGAAAAAAAAGAGGCTATGATAAAAAATGGCCATTGGCTATTGTAGTATTATAATATAGCTATGAACTCTGTAACTACAGTATTTTCTATTAACAAGAGACATATCTCGCTAGATGTTACTGCAGAACATATTGGACCCGGTCCAGATAGTATTCAATTTCTTGAAGATGATTCACCAGTAAAATATGCAGATTGGCTTGAGGATGGCTTCACTACCTGTAGATTTCTTACATCAGAAGATTTTTTAAACATAAAAAACAGCGTACAGAAAATACTTCTTTCACACCTAACTAAACTCGGTATCAACGTTACAGGCTTTTCCTTAGAGAAGTATCATGAGTTTGTTAACACAGATCAACATATAGCTTTAATAGATCAAATTAGAGCAGGCAGCGCTGGTACAGGGGGTATACCTTTTGAAAGCTTGGGAATTTCAACCGAGCGACTAGACCAAGAAGTTTCTAGAATTTGCAATACATTAGTTACCTGTAGAAAGGTCTTTACATTACCAAACAATAAAACGCATAAAGTAGCGCATTTTTTTGTAAGAATTGTCAGACCAGGTACTTGTAAAGATAATAACCCCCCGCATAAAGATACGTATATAGATTATTTGAGAAACGCAGTAAATTTATATTACCCTATAGCAGGCAGCGACATAAACTCATCTCTACCATTAATCCCTATGAGCCATTTATGGTCAGAAAGAGATATTATTAGAACAAGCGGTATGACAACTGTAAATAGTATAAAATATAATGTACCAGCAATATTATCCTCTATACATGGGTTAAGACTTATAACCCCGAACCCAAAGTATGGCGATGCAATGTTATTTACACCATATATAATTCACGGTGGCGGTATTAATTTTAATACATCGATCACTCGCATGTCGCTAGAAATTAGGTTTTGGCGGGTCTAATCTGCGTCTATATTTTTTATTACTTGACGAAAAAAGGGCGATACAGAAATAATCCAACTAACAATGCCGTTCATTATATTGAGCGGAAAGGGTAGAGGCCGTATTAAATCCATTAAAAATATAATTCTCTCTTCATCTGTATTATTGTACGCTGTATGGTATTGTACATCGTTGAAAAATATAAATTCACCCTCCTTCCACTCCCGCTTCTCACCACCAACAATTAATGCCGTGTCACCCTTAGGTATCTTAATACCTAAATGCGCTCTAATATGGCCACCGAATGAGCCAGTATGCGGTTTTATACAGGATTGCGGTGCGAGCCTAGATATATGAATTAGTTTAATTATCTTAATATCTCTAAGCGCTTTGTTTAAAACCGGGCAATGACTTAATGGCTTATCAAAATAAACATTAAACACCTTTAACGGAGCAATTTTGAATGCACCTTTAAAGCTTGGTATGTTGTTATTGCCTGGTATAATGTCTTCTAAATTTTTAATCTCAAAACTAGAAACGTACTTTAACACTTCACTACGAATTTCTGTGAAATTATCTTTTAATGGTTTAAGCATAGCTTCATAATCATTATTGTAATAATTAACCGGGGGTATAAAGAAATTAATTATTGCGTCGGATATAGTGACAGGTGTTTTAAAAACTGATCTAATTATACTCTGTACGACCAAATTCATAATATTATATTATACTCTGTTGTTTTTTATTATCAAGATGTTATAATAATATATATGATTGGCTTAACGTTACAAAAAATCGATATTCTTAGTGAAGAGGATATTACTCTCACATATGAAGTATTAAAATATAGATTTGCTAATGTTAATAAACAACAAATTATGCATAAGTCCCGGGTCAACGTACCAACAGTCGAAGAACACAAACTACACTTAAATACAAACAAATATAAGGCAATATATAAAATTACTTTGAACTCTTACCCGCTAGGAACAATACATCTTAGTCAGCATAATGAAATTGGAATGTTTTTCTTACCGTCACTTATTAAGTACGCATTAAGACGTTGTAAAGAAAAAAATATTAATATTGAGATTGATAAATTAGCTATTGAAACATTTACAGAGTTTTGCAAAATTCATAACGATGTGGAATTATATTTCTGTTCAGTTAATCCTAACAATCATCTGTCTATAAAAGCTATAGAACAAGCCGGTGGAACAATAAATGAATTAGTTTATATTGTTAAAAGCAATAAAAGAGTCTTAACAACATGAACAGTAATCCGTATAGCGTTGTAGAGCAATTTGAAAATGAAATTGCTTTTTTTGCTGGTGCGAAGTTTGGAGTAGCAGTAGATTCGTGTACCAACGCCCTGTTTTTGTCTTTAATATATTGTGCGCAGCAACCTGCAATCATAACTATTCCAAATCGAACATATATTTCAGTACCAGCCTCCATTATACACGCCGGGTATAAGGTGAAATTAGAAAATATAGAATGGACCGGGCTATATCAGTTAAAGCCATTGCCTGTGTATGACGGTGCAGTGCGATTTAAGAGAAATATGTATAAAGGAGGGTTTCACTGCTTATCTTTTCATATTAAAAAACATTTAAAAATTGGAAGAGGCGGAATGATTTTAACTAACGACGAAACAGCGGCAAATTGGTTTCGTTTAGCACGCTTTAATGGCAGATCTTCAGTAAATCATAGTTTTGATATTTTTAAAATGTTGGGGTGGAATTTTTATATGACTAATGCAGATGCAGCACGCGGATTATGGTTACTGTCAACTTTAGTTGGAGAACAAGAAGATATCACGACAAATAATTATCCTGACCTTTCTATCTATAACTTTGATACTGCAAGAAGTGGTCAAATTCTTGAATTAAATGAACAAAAAACAATTGATTAAAGAATTCTTAAGTAAAGTAAGAGAAACTTATTTTATACCGGAATATAGTAGAAATTTAAAGGCAAAAAATAATAAAGTATTATACGCGGGTCCCCTTTTCGATGATAGTGAGATTATCGAAGCTATAGATTCACTTTTGTTTGGCAAATGGTTTACTACCGGTGAAAAAGTAGCAAAATTTGAACAAGAATTTAGTAGCTACATTAATGTCAATTATTCTCTCATGGTAAATTCAGGTAGCTCTGCTAATTTAGTAATGCTTGCTGCCTTAAAGAAATACTTTAAGTGGCATGATAATAATGAAATAATAATATCTGTAGTGGGATTTCCAACCACGCTAAACCCGGTTATCCAAAATAATTTAAAACCTGTCTTTACAGATATAGAGTACAACACACTCAATTTTGACTTAGATGCTGTAGAGCGTAGCATAACACCAGCGACTAGAGGCATTTTTGTATCCCCGGTACTGGGAAACCCACCTGATATTGACAGGTTACTGGCAATAAAAAAGAAATATAATATTGAGTTAATATTGGACGGGTGTGATAGCCTTGGTACAAAATGGAATCAAAAGCATTTGAGTCAATTTTTTGTAGCTTCGACTTGCTCCTTTTATCCAGCACACCATATAACCACCGGCGAAGGTGGTATGCTCTCTTCAAATATTGAAGAACTTATTAAAATAGCCCGTTCATTTAGCTGGTGGGGAAGAGACTGCTATTGCATAGGTGCAACAAACACAGCCAATTGCGGTACATGCGGAAAAAGATTTAGTAATTGGATTGAAGGCTTACCATATCCAATTGATCATAGATATTTTTTTACGCAAATAGGGTATAATCTCAAACCTCTAGACCTACAAGGTGGAATTGGATCTGCCCAGCTTAAGAAAATAGAATTAATACACAAAGAAAGAAAGCAGAATAAAGATGCTATTCAGCAATTACTATCTAACCTGTCCGGTATTAGTTTTCCAAGTGTTTACTCTCAAGCTGACGTTTCATGGTTCGGAGTGCCCATAATTTGCTCCTCGTTTCAGTTAAAAAACAGACTAATAAAGCATCTAGAGACAAATAATATACAGACAAGAAACTATTTTGCTGGTAATATATTACTCCACCCTGCATATAAGCATTTGGATGATTGGCAAAAATACCCCAATGCCTGTTCTGTTTTAGAGAGAGTTTTTTTTCTTGGGTGTTCCCCTGTAATACAAGATGAGCATCTCGCCTATATTGCCAAAATAATTGAAACTTTCGAAAAAAAGGATAAGTAAAAAATGATTGTACATGATTCTATAAAAATGCTTTTAGAACACGGTGTTCTCTTGCAGGTTATTTTCGGTACCAAAGATGAGAAAGTATTCTATACATTAACATGTGAAACGTCATTCTACAAAGAGCTAGGATTTAAAACTAATGTAATAACTAAGTATATTGATATTCTTAGAGATCTGCCATTCTATGTTGAAGGTCTCACACTTCACGGGTATGATTGCATTAATTTACCAGCCGGTATTCGGTCTGAAGACTTTAAACCAAACTCTTTTATGCAAAAAACTTTTGGCCAAAAGTTTTTAAAAACAAGTAATGAATATAAGCTTAACATTACAGATACTATTAAAATGAGAAAAGCCGAATTTGTAGAGAGGTGTATAACATTTTTAGATAGATTTAATTTAGAGAATAGAGCAAATCGTAAGGACTTGGCACTTCTTATGTTTTATCCGGATCAACCAAATTTTTCAAGTGCAGATAAGCTATTAGATGCAATTAAAACCAATATTGTTGATACTTATCACCTGTTAGGCGAAAAAGGTGTCGGAATAATACCTGCTTTAACTGAAATCGGTATATCTACAAATAGTATTTTAGAATGCAGTAACCCAGAGATAATTAACGCCGTTAAAAACCAGTGGTTTAATTTAATACAGTATGAAAAAACGTTAGAACAGCAGCGTATAAATAGTATAAAAAATAATATGCTATTAGAAAATAGCTATACAGCAGATCATTTAAATCAATTTGAAGAATATAATTTTATGTTAATGAATATAAAAAAGAGCACGATTGATAAATGCAAAACTGTTAAAGAGGTTATTGCATTTTGGCCGGCAATTCTCCAGCCACAACCATGGTATGTGTATGAATATTAATTTTCTATGGATTGGGCCTACTCTAGGACTACTAGAGCAGCTAACACTTAAATCTTTTATTGATAATGATCACCAGCCTGTTCTCTGGGTTTATGATCTCAACTGTAGTAATATACCGTCTGGTGTTATTGTTAAGGATGCTCGAGAAATACTACCTGCTGATAAAATATTTGCTTATACAGGCAAAGGTGATTGTAGAAAAGGCAGCTACGGAGGATTTTCTGATATTTTTCGGTATTATCTACTTCGAAAAACAGGAGGCTGGTATTGCGATATGGATGTTACATGTTTACAAAATTTCTCTAATCTTGATAAACAGGAATATATGTTCAGACCTCACCGTATAGCTAAAGCAGTTGGTAATGTTTTAAAAGCTCCTAGCGATAGTCTATTTCTAAAAAAATGCATTGAAAAAACAGAAGAGAGTATTAGCAAGGATAATGATGAATGGGTATTACCAGTTGTCATTCTAGGCGAAATAGTTGCCGAGGAAAAATTGGATCATTATATTGCACCTCCAGAATGGTTCGGAATGGATAGTATGTTTGAAATTAAGAAGCTTATTAAACCAGGTACATTTCTTAATACTACATTACCACGGTATGCGATACATTGGTGCCATGAGGCACTAAGCACGGGAAAATGGGACTGGACCGTTAAGCGAAATTTTGATACACCGGTCCCAACAACATTATATTTTAATTTACTAAAAAAGCATAAACTAATCTAATGAAAACGGCGTTCGTTACGCTATTAGATGATAGATATTATATAGGCGGTGCGCTATCGCTTTACACACTTCTTAAATCAACACCAGACTTCAATTATCCTGTGATAATTATGGACTGGGGACAGCTATCTCCTGAGAATAAGCAAAAACTTAAAATACTTTACCCCGATATAAGCTTTAGACAGATACCGACTGCAGATTATCTAGATATAGCTTTTGATAAAATCAATAGATCATGGAAATATAATTGCAGCTATAGATTTGAAATATTCAATCTATGTGAATTTGATAATATATTGTTTTTTGATAGCGATATTATTTTTCAACAAAATATGAATTATGTTGTTAATTGTAAAGCTGATTTTGCGGCGGTTCAAAGACCTTTAGAAAGAGGGATGCAATTTAGGGGAAAAAAATATTTTAACGGCGGACTAATGTTTATAGGTAAAAAGTTTCTTAATGCACAGGTTAAAACAGATTTAATAGAGTGTGCACGTCAACTTGCGCCGAGAGATTCACGAGATACAAGGGTCATTTCAAGAAAATGGGTTGGTAATGAGCCGATATTAAACAGATATTTTGAACCACATGTAACTTTTATCGAAAAAAAATATAATTTTTGTATTGATGAATGTGATACTAATACCTTGAAAGAAATGTATAATTTACATTTTATTGGAGAACACAAGCCGTGGACTAATAACCGTTTAGACAAGTATATCAATGAAGCCTTAACATTAATCAATACAAGAGTGCGTGCTAATATTCTCGAAAAAAAATTAGTAAAATTTGCTAACAGCAAATTTAATTTGTTGAGTCGGGATTACCCTGGATTAGTGTGACATGAAGCGTATAACACAAGTGCTTACTAGTAAAATACCTATGGGGTTAGGTGATTTTATTAAGGGTAGCAGAACATTAGACAGATTAGTTGATACTTTGAGAAAGAGGAATAATATTGCGATTGATTTAGACTTTATTATATACAATCATCCTTTTGTAGAGTGGCTTGATACTGTACCCTGTAAGATATATAATATAGTTCCATTTTTTCTTGAATACGAGAAAATGTTAGTACCGTATATTCTAGCTTCAAAAGAAAAAAAATTTATATCGACAAATGGTGCAAATTTAAATATATCCAACTTAACTATTGGAACTGGAGTCTATAAAAATAAACTAAAAAAATTATTTACACCTTCTATTCTTTTGCAAAATAATATTCAGAATATAAAAAACAAATATAGGCTTGATAATTATGTCTCGCTCCATCTTCGTGTCGGTGACTCAATTGCAAATAATCCATTTTATGGAGAGCCTAAAAATTTAGGAAATTTATTTGAAGTTATAGAAAAATTTGCCAGCAAAACAAGCAAAAAGATTGTAATTTTTTCAGACTCTTTTTATATAAAAAGACTTTTATCAAAAAAATACGGATTTATTGATATAAGAACCAAACCTGTACCATATACTGACTTTAACATTATACGCGCCAGAGATACATTGCTAGATTTTTTTATTTTAAAAGATAGCGAAATTATTTATAATAATGGTATTTCAAACTTTTCGCGCGAACTATCATTACTGTATGATATTAAAACTGATATGATTGATAATATTTTTATTAAAAACGATAAAGGATCTAACTTTATTGGTTTACCAGTGAAAACAATTACGTCCTATAAAAATAATGAATTAAAATATGAACTTACTTTGCAAAATATTTTTATTGAAAAGATTTAAATATTAAAACCAAGCTTCTCATCTTTGCAATAAGGAAAGCTGCTCTCTTCTAGAAATTGTTGTAAAGGTGCTTTATAGCATAAATTTTTTAAATTTGGTAATAACCATAAAAACTCTTGAACCAGTGCTTTGTCGAGAAATGGATACCTAGCTTCTATACCTAGACTCCCGATAATATATTCGTCTTTTGTTAGATACTTTCTCATAGTACCGTTAAAAAAGTTATTCCATGGAAAAATTTGTGTTAAATCGTCCGGGAATCTACCTTGAAAGCAAGTATTCTTATCCTCCTCATATTTTTTCGAAATAAAATAATCACCATAAATTTCATCACTACCTGTACCAGAAATAAACACCTTACAATTATTTAATTTTGCTTTATGAGCAATATACATTAATGGTTTTGCGGAAATGTCTCGCTGGTAATTATATTCTGTATTTTCAGAAGACTCACAGTATTTTTTTAGAAAAAAAGATGCTAGCGCGCCATGAGATCCATTATAATTAATATCTTCATAGTTGTTAAGTAATTTTTTTCTTTGATCTAGTATGATTTTATTTTCCTTATTGCTTATTGCGTATGCTGAAAATGTCCTATTCAAATTTATCAGCTTTGCAGCAATACACCCACTATCATAGCCGCTGCTAAGCCCTATAAAAATATCTACCGCTGACTTAGTTCTCTTTATTATTGCCTCGTCAAGAGCTGCAAGAAAGTCGTTATAGTTGTCTTTATATTGTTTTAAATCAAAAGAAGTTACCTCTACAAAATTACAATTATCTTCGGTATATACTAATGTTGTATTAGGTTTCAAAGGAGTAATATCAGCACATCCAATACTAATCAACGCGCTTTTGTATGTAGACGCATGAATCCCATTGTGCGTTGACACCCAAATAGGTTTAGTTTTAAATGTATCGGCGCTAATTAGTATTTTTCTTGAAGCAAGATCCAGCAAAACTATTGCAAACTCACCATCAAGATAGCTCGCATACCGATCACCGTATTTTTTATAGCAATCAATAATAAAAGCTGCTTCATTTTCAATATAATTGTATATTTCACCATTGAATACAACTATAATATCATCTTTCCTATAAGGCTGTACACAATCCCCCTCAATTTTTAGTCTATTATGTACTAAAGTGCCGGAGCCATCTTTCAGAATATTTGTATTATCAGGTCCCCTGTATTTAAGTAGCCGATTTGATGCTTCTATTTCTTTATCTGAAAGGTTTTTTGTTGTATACAAAAAACTACACATACAACTTATTTAATTCTCTTTCAAAAATTTTTAGTTTATAAAACACTGAAGATAATAGTGTTATACCTTTTTCTTTAATAAAATCTTTATTAAAACTATTTTCAACCTTTTTCTTTAAACCGTATGGTTTAGTTTGACCAGCAAAATGAAAGATAACACCTTCTTTTGCTAGCTCCTCGGTTAATACCTCAGAGGTCACATTGTACTTCTGCGGCAGAAACGTAACGTATTGCTTCATGTATTGATTGAATAAAGGTTGATCACTCTCCCATTCATCACCGCATGCTAATTTAATAAGTTCATTTTTGTGTGCTCTTTTTAAAATGTCTTTCGAAAACACCATCAATCCACAATTAAAAATATCTTTATCTTTTAAAGGGTTTTTTCTACATGCACCAAATAAAACATTTTGTTCAAGTAAACTGTCAATTTTACCAGTAACGATCATATCGGCATCTACTAGGATAATTTTATCATAACCAAGATTACCTAGCTCAAAGATATCAAACCTGTACAGAAGATTAACTTTCCACTTTTTTGTAAGCTGTTTACAGTTTTTATAATCGTCAACTTGAACGTATATTTTCTTTAGATTAGAATACACCGCTTTAAGTTCCTGTATACCATCATTAGATAAAGTCGAATCTGCTAAAAGTATTACATCTTGTGAAAAAGTAGGATTATTTTTTAACAAGCTATGCAAAAATATTTTGGCGTACGGTACAAACTCGTCATTTAAACTAAGCAATAAAGCAGTATTAGTCATATATGATTTATAAAAAAAAATTGATCATTCAAGGTTATATCGATAAGATAATAAGGTATATGACTATCTGGGGTATTTCCGCTTTATTTCATGACGCTGCAATTTCCGTTATACAAAATAATAATCTTGTCTTCGCCTCGTCTGCAGAAAGATATTCAAGACAAAAAAACGACAAGCATCTCAATAATAAATTGATTGCCGACGCGCTTAAATATGGAATACCAGATAAAATTGTCTGGTACGAAAAACCTTACAAAAAATTTTTACGACAGCTAGCAATAGACCGTGTATATGTAAGACATAATATAAAAAACTATCTACAAAGTTTTGGACTACATTCGAGGCTATACTTTTGTGATCATCACCTGTCTCATTTATATTCATCTCTTTTTACTGCCCCGTTTGATACGATAGAAACGCTCGGCGTTGTAGTTGATACGGTCGGAGAATTTCTTTCCACATCTATATGGGATATAAGAAACAATAATAACATAAAAAAGCTTTACGCAAAGCGCTATCCAAACTCATTAGGTCTGTTTTACTCCTCTATAACAGATCTTGTAGGGTTGCAACCACAAAATGATGAATACATTTTAATGGGAATGGCTAGTTATAGTAGCAGCGACTACTATTACCATAAATTTAGAGAGCTATTTTTTAGAAATAATAATTTGATTTACGATCTACGGTTTGGCTGTAAAGAGCTATTTACAGATGAAGAAATAAACACACATAAATTTGATATGGCTCGTGGCGCACAATTAATTTTTGAAGAAATATTATTAGACTTATTAAAACAGCATTTACATAAAACAAATTACAAGAAAATTGTTTATGCGGGCGGCTGTGCGTTAAACTGCACCGCAAATTCAAAGCTTTTAGCTTTAACAGATAAAGTCTGGATCTTTCCAAATCCAGGTGACGCCGGTGCTTCTACAGGCGCTGCGCTTTCAGTGACAAAGCGACCTATAAATTTAAAAAATATGTTCTTAGGTCACAATGCATGTGAGATTGACAGTGTTGATGAAATTGTGGAAAATATTATTAGGTTACAAGCTGTGGGTGTTATCAACGGTAATGCAGAGTTTGGACCAAGAGCCCTCGGTAATAGATCAATTTTAGCAGATCCACGCGTAAAAAAAATACAAAATATTGTTAATGACCATAAGGGTAGAGAGCAATTCAGACCTTTTGCCCCGGCAATACTACAACACGGTGCAAGACTTTTTGATTTGAAGACATATGAGCAGTACAAATACATGCAATATACAGAAAAATGTATAGCATCTTGCGATATACCCGGGGTAGTTCACGTCGACGGTACATCTAGAGTGCAGACTGTTGATAACTCTAATTTGTTTTTTTATAAGCTCTTATCACGATGGTATGATAGAACCGGATGCCCTGTATTATTAAATACAAGCCTTAATTATAAAGGCTATCCGCTTGTAAATAGCGTAGACGATTTAAAAGAATTTAAAAACAGGCAGTTTAAAGTGTATACAGCAAAAAGTTGTCTATAAGTCTAAAGAATTTAATAAATAATATAGAGTATGGGAAATTTCTGGCAGCCAAACATAGACAACTGGATCCCTGAAAGCTTTGGCGGTAATACCGAACACGTCAAAGACGTACATAGCTTTGTTCCGCCTCCTCATTTAACCGATTACGTCGGTACTCAGCAGTATGCACCTGGTGAAGGCGAAGAGATGAAAATAAACATCGCTGGTCAAGGTAAGATGGCTATTAAGGAGATCAAAGGCAAGATAGTTGAAATGTTAAAGCAGATTTTAGATTTAGCAGATAGTGATAAAATATCCGATATTGAGCAGCTAGAGCACAGGTTATTTAAAGAACCAGCATTGCATAATATTGTCAAAGAATATCTTAGTGGTATAAAAGAATATAAGGCTAGTAGTACAGGGCTACCGTAATGACAGCCAAGGTCAAGCAAAAAATTACTGCTGACTATGTTCTTGATCTTTATTTAGAAAGTAAAAGCCGCACAGGGAAAGATGCCACTATGCTATATAAGGCGGCCTGTACTCTCAGTCAACATCTTAATGAATGGCTTGTTGTGCCTGAAGAGATTGGCAAAATAAAAAGAAAACATTGATAATTTAAAATTTTCCTTTATTATAATGTCGTGGTAATTGAAAAGATTTTTGTTTCGTGGGAAGAAATATCGCAGAACATAGAGCTTCTGCATAATAGAACCAGTCAAGAAGATGGTAATAATATTGCTATTATTGGCATTGCTAGAGGCGGGTTGATACCTGCAACTCTTCTATCACAATACAAACCTAATAGTACAGTATTTTCAGTCGGTGTAAAAAGTTATACAAAAACTTCGCGCGGTAAAGAAACTATTTACCAAGCACTAGAAAAATCTGAATTAGAAAAATTTAATACAGTATATTTGATCGATGATATTTGCGATACGGGGCTAACTTTTAAGTTTTTACTAGAAAAATATTTTTCCGGTGTTGATATTAAAACTATATCATTATTCTACAGAGCTAATAGTTTATATGCTCCGAATTTTTTCGGAACAAAACTTTTAGACGAATCTTGGGTGGTTTTTCCGTGGGAAAAAGAATAAATATAAAAACTATTAATTATAATTTTTGCGACTAAGTTCGTCGCCCTAATCTATGAAAATAAACAACAAAAAACAAAAGCTAGGAGCACTACTATTAACCCTGTTAATCTCTACAGTATCGTTTTGCTACACGGACTATATAGAGAAAAGTAAGGATATTAAAGATTTGAAGGCAGAGTTTAAATCTATGTCGCCTGTAGAAGAAAAAAAAGCCGCAAAACAGATTATTGTGAAAAATGATGGCGTAAAGTACAATGGCACCTTTATACCAAAAACAAATACTAGTGACTTTAAAATTATAACGGCTAGATTAACTGTGTATTGGGCCAAGGGCGGAGAGACCGATAGCGATAGCGCAAGAAAAAGAAGTTCCACGGGCTATACACTTAAGCAAGGCGAATCGATCGCGGTTGACCCAAGAATTATACCCTATACAAAAGAAGTTATTATACCAAACGTAGGACTAGTAAAAGCAGTTGATACTGGTACCGCGGTAAAGGAAAAACGCGCCTCTTACGGTAAACTGCCTGTTATAGACGTCTTTTTTGAACATAAGAAAGACGCAATATTATTTGCAAATCAATATCCTAAAGTAGTTAAAGTGGTCGTTTTAAATTAAATAATAAGTGAGATTTAATCGAATAGTTAAATTTATATTAGAGCAGATAGCCCCGCCTCCTTCCGCGCAGATACAGCAATATGATTTGCCTGATCGCGATAAAGATATACTTGCCACATTACTTGTAAAAGAAGCTGGCGGGGAACAAGATTATATTGCTGGTATGGCAGGTGTAATGAATGTAATTTTTAATAGAGCTAAAGGCAATCCGAGAGATTTTGTAAGAGTTGCTATAGCACCTAAACAGTTTAGCGCATTTAATGCAGTTAAAACACCGCAACAAATGGCTTCTCTTATTGCAGCAACAAAGTCACACAAGGCTTTTAACGCTGCAAAACAACTAGTACAATCCGCTATAAAAGGTAAGCTATCTGATATAACAAGCCGTGCAACACATTATTTTGCGGCCGCGGGACCTAGTAAAATTAAGGCACCAAAATGGGCAGATCCAACTAAAACAACCAATAAAATTGGTAATCATCAATTCTATACAAACATTAAATAGTTCTTTTTTTCTTTTTTTTAGGTAATTTTATTAAAACCGGTTCACCTGGATTTGGTGCAATACCGGGTAAATTAGCCCCTTTGAATCCAGTTGGTACGGGGCCGCGAAAGTCAATACCGGGTCCCCTGGAAATATTTTTAGCCCGTGGAAATACGTTGAAGTCTTCTAAAAGTTTTCGAACTATAAGATCAAAATTCACAATTATTTTGTATTCTTTTTGAGCGAGGCAATTTCTGCGCGAAGTTCTTTTATTGACTCGACAAGTAACGCAATTGTTGCTTCATAGTTAATACCCCTTATTCCATCTGGTCTCGTTTCTACAGCATATGGAAGAACTTGTTCAACTTCTTGTGCAATTAAACCGTAGGTAGTTTTCTTAATGAGATGCTCTGGTGCTTTCTTGTTGAATGTAAACGTATATCCTGTTATTTTAGATAACTTGTCAAGCGCTTTATCAATAGGTATAACATTGCTTTTAATTGTCCTATCTGACGGGGTAAAGTACGCAACAACGTCACCGAGACACTTAATAGTTTTCTTTATTAGCACATGATCGACATTGAATGCAATAAAACTCGGATCAACCGACCAAACAGGCGGAGTTACAAAATCATTAACAACTATACCGTTAGTGTAATCATAACGCGGGGTATCTACACCAGGTTGATAAGCCGGGTTAATAATTGGTTTTAAAATTGGTGCTAATACATTTGCCAGGTCAGTTAACGATACATCTGCAGCGACACTTGCTGTAGCTAAAATATTGCCTTTAACAGTTTGCGATGGCATGAACGAGAGCATTGTATTTGTGACACTGTTGTTTTGTATTTGTAGCACATTACCGTTGAACTCTAGTCCTTGGCCGGGGTTTGCTATTCTTAATGTGTCACGGCTTAATGCCCCGTTTACAGTCTCTAACCCTCTTCCAACCGCCGTGGTTTTAATATAATTAAAATCAAGACTGCCCGGTTTTATTGATAGTGTGTCAACAGTTTTTTGTAGTGTGGTATTATCGGCTTGAATATTGATACCAACCGGGGCCCAGCTAGCCTTTAAACTGAAGTTAGCAGCTGTCAATGCATAAAGAATATTTGTAGTTGTATCAAAAGCGAGATCATTTATTAACGGTGCAAGGTTATAAGGTATATTTGAACCAATAACACCAAACCCATAAAAGCCTAGAAACTTGGTACCTACAGAAACACCTCCAATTGTTTGACCATCACCTATATACAATCTTCTTGAGTCGATAGCAAACCCTGGCTCACCTTGATTTAAGAGAAGACCCTCTCTTTCCAGTTCAGTTCCACGTCTAAAAATTATTCTTGTAATAGGGTCAGGCATAGTATTGTATAGTATATTTAGTAGGTTTGATTTATTTAACTCTGTATTTATAATATCCATAATATGAAAGGATTACATATATCTTGTATTATAACTGGAGAGGAAAAGTACTTTACAAAAGCTGGTCTAGAAAATAAGCTTAAGAAATTTGGCACACAAGAAATACTTGAGAAATACTATGTCTCAAAACCTGCAGCGAAACTATTAAAACAAGGACATTCCGTAGATCAGGTTCGTACTCAACTTAATAGCAAGTTAAAAACTAATGTAGATTACGAGGTGTTATATAAACTTAAGCTTTTAAAGAAATCTAAAAATAAAAAGCAAAGACTGAGCAAAGAGGAATTAGCACAACAGCTAGAACAAACCCGTGAAAACGAGCGCAAATACTATGAGCATAAAGAAAAAATGTTTTCATGCAAGAAAACATGGGTTGAGTGGGCAACAGGCGGTACTAATGGCGGTCAAATACCCTATGGCGGTACATGTATTAGACCAGATATCTATTATGATAACGAGGGTAGTAGAGATGGTAGGTGTAAACCATGTCCGTATAATGAATTTTGTCTGTGCACAAATAAAGAAGTTGTATGAAAACCCGTAAATTAAAATGTATTATTACAGGTAGAGTGTTAACTGCAACACTAGACTATTATAACAAAAAACTCGAGAAAGCTGGTTCAGAGCAAGAACTACTTTCAACATATATATGTAAAGAAGCGAAGGATATGCTGTTAAAAGGTTATTCTGTCAACGATATACGTGAAAAGATTGGTGTTGAGCAAAATTTACCAGAGGTTAATAAAGGTATTATAGATGATATTATTAAAAACGAATATGGACTTATTAGAAATACAATGTTTTCTGAATTGACGTCATTTACCCATCAAGAAACTGATCCTGATGTACTTGCTTTTATAAATAATATGTGATTCCAGCGGGTAAGAATTTTACTGTTACAAGTACAAACAATACTCTTAGATGTATTGACGCATTTACGGGTACTCAGTACAATACCTATCGTATTAGCGGTACCTTAGTCTCAGGCCCTGTAGTCACCGGTGATAGAGTTACAATAGTTGTTAAGAAGGGAAACACTAATTTTGGTATAGTTTTAAAGCTTCCCACTTTCATGCAAACATCAACTTTTCGCGGATAAATTACTTGCATTACAAAAGGTTTATCTTATTATTTCAGTATGGAAATGATGGTAGATCACGAGCTAGCAAATAACCTTCCCTTGGAAGAATACCCCGTATTGGACGAACAGTTTGAATGTGGGTTTTTTATGGGGTATTTAATTAAAAATTTATACGATGAAAAGAGATTTAAAATTAATAAAAAGTACTCCCCTCAAAGATTTACTTTTAATTCAAACAACGGACCATACAGGCTGTATGGTATTTTAAATAATAAAAAAAATACACTTATTGATAGTTTAGTAAGCAACCCGCCACAAAATATCGGAGAGTACAGTTCAGTACTTTCAGTCAACGAAGCCTCTTGCTTAACATGTTTCTTACACTTCTCGCCGGGACTATATCCACTAGATAATGACTACGTGCAAAAAGTATTTTCAGATATTGATTTAAACGAATTTAATTCGAATAAAAATATTTTGCCCTTTCAACGTATAGGGCATATTTATATTTTTGCTCTAGTAAATCATAATTTTTTATAATTTTTTTTTACAGCGAAATGTCTAGGTGTGTTCGATAAATATAAAATAATTTTACGCTATGACTAGTTTAATGGTTAAAAAAAGGGACGGTGAGCAAGAAAAATTTAATATAGAGAAAATACATAAAGTTATTTCTTGGGCGACGGAAGGATTAGAAAATGTTAGTTTATCTGAAATTGAAATAAACGCCAATGTCAATATGGCTGAAAATATATCGACCAAAGAAATACATCAAAGCATTATTGAAGCGGCCGCAAATTTAATTTCTGTTGAAAAGCCTAATTATCAATACGTAGCATCACGGTTATTAAATTATCAATTAAGAAAGGATGTGTGGGGAGGCAAACATTCACCTCGTCTAATTGAGGCTATTCATAACGGTGTTAAGAAAAAAATTTATGATCCAGTAATACTAGAAAAATATACTGAAGATGAAATTAATAAAATTGGTGAGTTTATTGACCATGATAGAGATTTTATCTTTACATACGCTGGATTAAAGCAGCTTTGTGACAAATATCTTATTAAAAATAGAGTCAGTAATGTAATATACGAAACACCCCAGTTTGCCTATATTTTAATTGCTGCATATGCATTCTGTAATTATGCTAAAGAAACAAGATTAAGTTATATAAAAAGATTTTACGACGCTATATCTAAGCACAAGATAAATCTACCTACACCTATTATGGCTGGAGTAAGAACTATATCTCGCGGTTACGCAAGTTGTTGCTTAATTGGTGTTGATGATACCAAAGAATCTATTACTGCATCAGGTACAGCTGTTTCTTTAGCTACCGCTAGTCGTTGCGGTATTGGTATCGATGTTTCACGTATACGTGCTATAGGTTCTTCAGTAAACGGAGGCAGCGTCGTTCATACTGGTGTTGTTCCATTTTTAAAAATTTACGAAGCATCAGTAAAAGCTTGGCAGCAAAATTCTATTCGCGGAGGGTCAGCCACGGTAAATGTACAATGGTGGCATTATGAAATTGAAGATATTGTTGTTTTAAAAAATAACGCCGGTACAGATGATAATCGTGTTAGAAAATTAGACTATACAATTGGTATGTCTAAACTTTTCTATGATAGGGTACTAAAAAACGAGAACATTACATTATTCTCACCTCATGAAGTCCCGCAACTGTGGGAAGCCTGGGGCACATCGAAATTTGACAAAATATATGAAGAATGTGAAGGTGATAGAAAGATCAAATTCAAGAAAAAGGTCCCTGCTAGAAGGTTATTCTCTCTCATTGTGAAGGAGCGCGTGGAGACAGGTCGTATCTACATTCTCAATGTGGATAGTGCCAATGAACATGGTGCATGGCTTGACCAAGTCACTATGTCGAACTTGTGCACAGAAATTATTCACCCTTATATTCCATTAAAGGATTTTCACGATAAAGAAGCAGAAATTGGTATGTGTATATTGTCTGCAGTTAATATGCTTGAAATAAAGAATTGGCATGAATTAGAGAAAATTTGCGAATTAATTGTAAGATTCCTGGATGAAATTATAGATATACAGGACTACTTTAATTATGCAGCAGAAAATTTTGCCAAAAAGCGTAGAAGCTTGGGTATTGGAATAACAAATTTAGCAGCATTCTTAGCTAAAAATAACCTTACCTATTCCTCTTCAAAGACATTGCCAGTTCTAGATGAATGGATGGAACATTTTCAGTATTATTTGCTAAAAGCGAGTGTTCAGCTTGCTAAGGAAAAAGGCAAGTGTGAAAAATTTGAAAGAACGAAATACTCTAAAGGCATTCTACCAATAGACACATACAAAAAGAAAGTAAATGAACTAGTAAAAAGAAAATTAACTCTTGACTGGGAGGAATTACGCTCAGAAATCAAAACCCACGGCTTAAGACACAGCACAATGTCTGCTATCATGCCTTGTGAGTCTAGTTCTGTTATTCAAAACTCTACCAATGGTGTAGAGCCTGTAAGGTCGCTCATCACATATAAAATGTCTAAGATGGGTAAATTACCTGTGCTAGTACCAGGGATGGGTAAGTATGATAATAACTACGAACTAGCTTTTAACCTACCTGATAATATCGGATTAATTAACATAAATGCAGTATTGCAAAAATATATTGATATGGCAATCTCTACTAACATATACTATAATTATAACCATTATTCAAAGCATGTATTACCCGATGCTAAAGTCATGAAAGAAATTATGTATGCGTATAGTACAGGTCTGATTAGCTTGTATTACAATAATACAGATGATGGTGATAAAGAGCAGTCGCTAGATTCATGTGCAGGTGGAGCTTGCAAGCTATAATAAATAATGTATGAAGACAGTTTTAAATACTAAGTCAGTGGACTACACAAAGCAACCATTATTTTTTGGTGAGGATTTAAATCTGCAGCGTTATGATAAATTTAAATACCCAGTTTTCTTTGAGTTATTCAAAAAACAAGAGGAGTTTTTCTGGTGGCCTCATGAAATATCTCTTCAAAAAGACAGACATGATTACAGAGAATTAGCCGGAGCTGAGAGATTTGTATTTGATCAAAACTTAAAATTCCAAACACTGGGTGATAGTATGTTGTCACGGTCTATACACTCGTTAAAAGACTATGTATCTAATCCTGAATTAGAGATATGTATGAATACCTGGCAACGGTTTGAAGGCATTCATAGCTACAGCTATTCTTATTTACTTAATAATGTACATCCGCACGCATCACAGTTTTTCGATAGTATTATGGAGGATAAGGATATTGTTGAGCGTGCTGAATTAATTAGAAATAACTTTGACAAAATTCTAGGTAGTGATAATAAGAAAGATATTAAGGAAAAGATTTTTGATTGTATCTTATCTGTTAATGTAATGGAAGGGCTTGTATTTTATGTTAGCTTTGCTTGTTCTTTTTATTTTGGATATAGAGGTAAAATGGAAGGTAATGCTAAGATTATTAAGTTTATTCAACGTGATGAATCACAGCATTATGCAATTACACAAAATTTATTGAAAATCTTACGCGATGAAGACAAAGAAGGATTTACTCAAATTGTAAAAAAGAACGAAGACAAAATTTATGCGTTCTATGAGCAAGCTGCAAAGAGCGAGATGGAATGGGCTAATTATTTGTTTAGCAAAGGATCACTTCTAGGGTTAAATGCAGAGGTATTGGGAGGATACTCACGGTGGCTTTGTGATAATCGTTTACGTTCACTGGGCTACAGGAAGATTTTTAATGAAAAGTCCAACCCAATTGCAGGCTGGTTAGATAGTTATCTTGATAGCAGCAAGGTACAGGTAGCTCCACAAGAGGCAGAGATAGGTGCATATAAAATTGCCGCAAGAGACACGACAATTTCACAAGACTCGTTTGCTGACGTTGAATTATAATAAATAATAGACAATGATTCCTGTTCTCGATAAGAGGTGGGTGAAAGAGAACCACTTACATCCAACTTTATTTGGTTTTGGTACTAAAAATAAGGTTGCAGCCAACCTATTAAACTATGTTTACGGTGTTGTAATGGTTGTCGCAAGCGCTTTTGCATTTCATGCTTTGAATATTATTCTTTCTGATTGGAATAAGCTATTTGTATTCTTGGCCAGCGTTTCAGTTGTTGGATTACCCTATTGTATTAAAATTGTATTGTTTGGTAATGAAAAATTTGAAGCTAAACACGCATACTTGTGTTTAGCAATTAGTATATTACCCGGAATATTTGATTTTGTTGGGTTTTACAGTGAAACAAGCGTAAAACAGACATTGGTTCAAACAAAATTTCAAATTGTTGAAAAGATTAGTTATTTTAATACGGAAGCTCGTGGAAAATTAGAAAACGAAAAGATAGAATTACAAAAAAAGAGAGATCAAGAATTGGCTGCATTAAAATCTACTTCATCCGAAAAAATTTCTCAGCTAGAATCTAAGTTGACCGAAGTTAAACAAACATATCTAGACGAGACAGAAGGGGTAAAAGGTCATAATACATCTGGTACACCAGGATCTGGTCCAAGAGCCAAAGAATATCAGGCAGATATAAGAAAGACACAAGCGGTAAATGAGCTTGAAGCAAAGAAAATTACGCAAAACCAGTCAATTGAAGAGGAGAGAATCAGTAAGGATTATGCAAAACGTATAGAACAATGTGATCTAGGTCTCAAGGAAATCGATACATTGGTTTCTAGTGATGCAAAGGAAAAGGGCTTACTATTTCAAGTTAATAACGCTAGTAATTTTAATGACCTTTCTAAAACTATTATTATAGTTAATAATAGCATCTCTACAATTAGCTCAAAAATGGGACTTGAGCCTAAATTTGTATCGTATACAACGGATGATGTAATACAGCTTTCGTTTGGTGCATTATTTCGCGGTGAAATAACAGCTTTGATCTGCTTCTTGCTAGCCTTTCTACTTGAAATGGTTGATACAATAATAGTCTATATGATTCGTGGCACAAGAAAAGCACCCGAAGAGCCAAAAGAAGAGAAAAAAGACAAAATTTTTGTTAAAACCTACGGTACAGATATTATGCCAGAAAAACACCCTGAAATGATTGACAGCTTTTTTCACCCCTATAAAAATTATATAAAAAAATAAGTCGTAGAGAAATAAGTAAGTAAGAAGGTGTATTCAAATAGGGGTGGGAGGTGGGCCCGTAGATGTACGGGACTATTTGAATAAATATATAGTGAGCGGTACGTGTATGCCGGTACTTTCTACAACCCGGCTTTATCAACATTTCTCAATGATGAGAGAAGAAATTCTCAAGCATAAATGGTTTGAGAGTGAAAAAGCTGGTAAAGATGTTGGTTTTGAATATGCTCTATTAAATTGGATTGTAAAGCATAAAGATAATTGGAATTCAAATATTTTAAATAAATAATTTATGCCTGATTACAGCGGTGTACCAACAAATTGGAATTCAAAATATCCGTATACCTACACAGGTGCAGATCAATCGTTTGCTGTTCCAACAGGAAAGACCTATATATTAGCAAAACTATGGGGATCAGGGGGAGGAGCAGGATCAGGTAGTAGTACTACCGCAACAGGTTGGTATACCAACTGGTCGGGCCGGGGTGGTGGTGGAGGATTTTCTCGAGGGATAATATCTGTTACCCCCGGGGAAACCCTAACAATAAGAGTACCACGCGGTGGCTGGTATAGACCTAGTACCACAAATGCACCGTACGGCGGGGGCTCTGCGACAAGCGGTGGTGACAATCAGTATGCTGGCGGCGGTGGTGGGTATGCAGGCATTTTTAGAGGCACCACACCGCTTATAATTGCAGGTGGTGGTGGAGGTGGCGGATGCACCTATCAAACTGTCCCTGGGTTTCCAAGACCACATGGTGGTGCAGGTGGTGGTGCTACCGGTCAAGATGGGTATAGTAAGGACAGCACTTATGTTGTAGGTGGTGGTGGCGGCCGCCAGTCTAGTGGTGGGGCAGCTGGCTCTGGCAACGCAACTGGCGGTGGAGCAGGATCATATCTACAGGGCGGCTCTTGTCAAGGTAATAATTATGGGGGTGGTGGGGGTGGCGGGTATTATGGTGGTGGATCTGGTGCCTATACAAGCACAGCCTACCACTTAATGGGCGGCGGCGGAGGCGGAAGTGGTTTTTTTGACTTGACTATTCTTGGCGGATCCACAGTAGCCGGTATGAATGAAATACCAGCAGGTATATATGATGATGACTACCCGAGAGATAGAATAACTAATAACGGTCAGTATTTAATTGTAGGGCAAGGCGGTGATTACATAGAAAATCAACCTGGTAATGGTGGTAACGGCTATATTGTTATATATACCGGTATTTAAGGACCCTTCTTAGAGTCATTTTGCGGGCTAGCAGTATTTCTATCTGTATTATTATTACCTTTACCAGCATCTCTCATTGCATCATTGCTAGCAACTAAAGTTAAAGGTAAATTTCTAAAATGATGTGAATGATCATAGTTCTCAACAGAGTTCTCTTGACCACCATTATTACCATCATATCCACCGTACAGCTGTATTGAATCCAACACATCACTACCTATTACTGGTGAGCCTGCGGCTATACCGCTCTGTACATATCCTATAACTTTACCGCTACGAGGCTTACCCCAACCGATGGTAGCACCGTTTACAAGTCGACCATAAAGTTTCATTTGTTCGGTTTGCTGCACTTCAACAGGAGCAGTAATATGATTAACAGTTAATTCACCTTCAACATGCGCACCACCTGCAACAATTAAGTTTCTACTTACACCGAGACTGCTATCAATCATTACCTGTTTCATCTGGCGTTGTTTTAATACTAAAATATCTCCCGTCAATGTTAGACGGTTACCACCATCAATATTGACTTCGTTGCTACTAGATATATTAATTTGTTCACCTGCAATATTGGTTACCGTACCTCCGATTTGTACGGGACCAAAAGACTTCATACTAATACCACCAGCACCAACTTGAACTGTATATCGGTTACAAACGTTTAGCGTATAGTTACCACCGGGTAAATCGTCCACATGTACATATTCTATTAACGGGCTTGCTTCTTGCTTTTCATAGACACCACGACTATCAACTAATACTGCAGCATTATACATCTTGCCCTTGATATCTACACGGATACTACCAAAATCATTCATTACGGTACCAATAGTCTCAATCTTATGCTTGGTAATATCTACTATTTCATGGCCGCCTAGACCAAGATCTGCTTCCGCCTTTGCAACATCAACAATTTTACTAGTAATAATTTGATTTAACTGCTGCTTTAGAGGTTCAGGACTAAATGTACCGTCCATACTACTAGGACTGATACCTGACCCATCGCACGCGGGGCAATTTGAAGAACTTGGATAGGCAATAGACTTTAAACCAGGGGGGAATGGACCTACAGGCGAAACGTATGTATAATCTGTGACTTGATCTTTAGAAAAATCTACAATCGGTACAGAAGATTCAATATAACTAATAGCGTTTGACTGTGAGTTATAGGCTTTACCTTTGCTACACACCGGGCAAGGCGAATTACTATTACTTTTCTTTTGTTGAGAGCTATTGAATAATCCTTTATCAGATACGCGTTGAATTTCAAATAATTGTTTGATATCCGCAACACTTTGCATTAGTTCTTTCCATCTTTGAGTTGCACCAGCATCTAAAGTACCAATTTTTCTATAAAAATCACCTCTTACCGTGATGTCTTTATCACCATCAACATAAAAATTATCGGAACCGCGAATAGTTTCGAATTTATCACCTTGTATTAAATGCTGCTCGTTAGCTGTTGATAGATATATAGATGTAGGGTTTGTTAATTGAATAGAACTACCACTGTAGTGACTTATTTTAACCGCTTCTCTATTATCAGTATTAACAAACTCCAAAGTTCCCCCTTTTTGATTAAAGAGATATTTGTTTCTATATATTTCTGAATTATGATCTTTATTATCTGTTGACTTTTGATTTTCAAATGCACCGGGGTAGTCTGTTATTTCATATACGTCTTGCCATTCTTTAGCGCCGTGGCTAGCAGCAAAGTATACAGGGTACATGGGATTACCATCCATAAAGAAAACCCAAAGATGTGATCCCACAGGTGGAATAGAGAAAGAACCTTTTGCTTTATTACTGTAAGAGGCTGGTCTGTAACTTTGACCATAAAGATTAGCCTTATTTGTGCCAGTTGCACCAGGCGATACAAATGCATCTTTTAATGCAAAATTGTATTTCTCTAAAATGTTAGCAGGTTTTTCACCAACACCGTCAGGATTTTGACTATACTTCGTAGTTTTAAAGTTCTCTTTAGGTATTGCAGAGCTGTAATCACTACTATCACTTATTGTACTAGCTTGGTTTGCACTGTTATATCGTCCTGAGGATACTTCACCTACCAACGGTGATGCACATTCTGCCCAGGGTAGGATTAATTTTAAATCTTCTAATATATCATCTACCGGGCTATTAATGTTTTTACCTAAAAACTTAAATTTTTTATCTTTTGAAGATTCATTCCAGTTCTTATATACATCTGGCGATAAATGAGGTATAAAAATTTTAACTCGACCTTTTTTAAGAGGGTCGTCGTTTGCAACAACCATCCCCAAGTAATTACCGTATAGCTTTTTGTCAGATGTCATGCTACTCCGTATGTTGGCGACGCGTTTTTAACATATGTGTATTTACTAGATGGCGGAAAAACTTTCACTGTAACTTCATTCTTCATTTTATTAGCCATTGCTAGTGCTTCTTCTTTATTGTCAAAGAAAATATCGATAATAGGTAACCTACCTGCACTTGCCGTTCTTGCTTTTACCGCACCACCTGTATCAGTAGCAAATCTCGTACCTAGCCCAGGTATTTCAATACGGCTTAAATAAGGTATAACAGAGGGATCAACCGCTGCACTCACACCTTGTGCGAGCTGCCTGCCCGTGGAACTCTGCTTTGCAGCTGAATCTTTATCTGTACCTGAACCATTAGCCCAATAAACCGTTAACCTCGCAAACAAATCAAATCCATTTTTATTATCTCCACTAAATGCTGGTACGCTTAATTGCTGAAGATTTGTCTGTCCGCTCTGATTGAATGTTTGGTTTTGAGTAAACGCGGTTACTTGCTCTTTAACACCTTCTTTTGCTTTAGACACGGCGCTGTTTGTAGTATTAGTAATTTGCTGGTTCAAAATATCAGGGGATTTTAAATCTCGAATACCTCTAGGAGATAGGTTGGTTGAATTATTAATAGAACTTGTAAAAGACTGATTAATGGCACCGAGTGACTCAACCTGCTTATTGGAATTAAGAATCGATAACATCTGGTTGTTCGAATTAATTGAAAATTGATCTTGTGCCTTTTGTATACTTTTTTCTAAAACAGACATAGATATTGAAGAATCTGGCAAGCTTGGCAAAGAAGTACCTGCAAGTTGTGAAAACTTACCTCCAACATCATTGGTAATATTTTTCTGCAAATCAGAAAAGTTACTATCAAGCTTAAAGTCTAACGACTTTTGATTTATCGGAATAGGTAATTGTTCGGCATTAGTCTTAACAAAATTTTGTGGCAATAACGGGTTTGCCGGTGAGTTTACAGAGGGCATCTGTACTAAATCCTGGCTTACTTGCTGAGAAGCAGTATTATTGACTAGAGCGTCGTAATACACATATTATTTAATAACTACTTTAACTTTACAAACATGGTATTATAATAATGATATGAAGGTATCCCATGAAACGCCTATTTCCTTACTAGAATTTTCGAAAACCTATAATGATTTTGACTACTGCTTAGTACATCTCTTAGATCAATACCCTGTATATAGTGATTTTTTTAAATTTGCCAGAATCACTTACAATAGAGAAGTATTGCTTGACAATTCTATCTTTGAATTAGGCAAAGCTTTTGATAGTCATGAGTTCTGGGTAAAGGTTAAAGAAATTAAACCTAACATGTTCATTGTACCAGATGTGCTTGAAGATACTCAAGGTACAATACAAAGCTTTAAAGCTTTTGAAAATTACACACTTAATATTAAGGAAAGCTTTTTAACAAAAGCTATAGGTGCTGTGCAGGGTAAAACTTGGCATGAATTAAAGGAGTGTTACAAATTTATGTCAGATAACGCTGATATGATCGCGATAAGTTTTGATTTTAGTTATTACCAGACTATTGGCGAAGGCACGTCTCATCTTGAAAAATGGTGTACTGGTCGTCAGCGCTTTATAAACGATTTAATAAGTAATGGGTTATGGAATTGGAACAAACCCCATCACTTGCTTGGTTGTTCTTTAGCTAAGGAGTTTAGATTTTATGTTGATAGAAATATTCACAATATTGTTAGTTGCGATACCAGCAATCCCGTTGTTGCTGCTATACATGGATTAAAGTACGACGCCGACTATGGTTTAGATACCAAACCTTCAACGAAGTTAGCTGATTTAATTGCACATGAATTTACAGAAGACCAGCTTGAATTAGTAAAATATAACACTACAATGTTTAAGAAAATTCTCCGTAGATGAGACCGTGGATTACATTTTTTTCGCAAACTGGCTCTGAAATATATAATTTATCTAACGCTCTCAAGAGATACCCAGACGCTATTATAACCAACAAACATGACCACAGCACAACAAATATAGACTTACTTAATATAATTAAATTCAGAGAACATAAGCTTAATTCTATTTTTCTTCATACCATTCCTCAAAAACCAGCGCTTGAAGACTATGTGGCGGTTCTTAGTAAATTTGAAAATCCTATTATTACTCTACACGGCTACCTAAAAATCATACCAAAAAATATTTGCGATAAATACGAAATCTACAACTTACATCCCGGTCTTATCAACAAGTATCCAGAGTTAAAAGGCTTTAATCCACAGGAGAGGGCCTTTACGAGAGGATTTAAAGATGCGGGATGTGTCATTCATAAGGTCACGCCTGGGGTTGATGAAGGTGAAATTGTTGCCCACGGAGAAATAGGAATTGAAGGGATGTCTTTAACTGAAGTTTATAGTGCACTACATGATTGTGCATTTAATACGTGGATAAACTTTCTAACCGAGTATAATATAATACAAAGTGAATCCTGAAGATATTATTAAGAATGTTGAAGGGACTTACCCTGAGACATGCAGCGAGTTCAAGAAAATTCAATACGAGCAATACGAGGTATTTTGTAAGAAACAATTTGATTATGGTCCACATAACATAAGCCTAGGATCCGATTTACACAAGAAAGAGGATATACAGGCTTCGATTTCTGCTATCGTTGTTAGACTCAACGATAAAATACAGCGATTAATAAATTTAGTTTTAAGAAAGAAAACATTCGAAACAGCAAATGAACCTGTATTTGACGCGTTTAGTGATACCGCTGTGTATTGCATTATTGCAGAAATTGTAAAAAGAAAGAAGTGGTGTAAATGAAGCAACCCCATATTAAACACACCTGGGTCGACGACGAAAATCACCCGCTAAAAGGCTACCCTCAAGATGAATTAGAATTTGTTGAAGAAAACAGATTACAAATTATTTGTAGAAAGTTTAAAGAGATAATTGACGATGTCATTACTAGATATTTTTAGAAATAAAAACGACGAACTACGTCGTCTGCAACAAGAAAACGAAATTTTGAAAGCTGAAATTATAGTCTTGAAAAATTTGCTTTTTAATTTAGAATTAGATGAATTAGGCAGTATAGATAAAAAATGAATATAACCTTTACAGGCCCGCAATGTTCGGGTAAGACTACTTTACTTAAATTAATGAGAAGCAGTGGCGGAATTTTTGATAAATTCTTCTACATTGACGAAGTTACAAGAAGAATA